CGTACTCCGCTGCAAAACAGCATGGACGGCGACTTCGACACCGGTAACGTTCGTTACAAAGCCCGTGAGCGTTATAGCTTCGGCGTCAGCGATCCATTGGGCATCTTCGGTAGCCCCGGTTCGTTCTAAAAATATTCCTACGGGAATGTTGAAAGGGGCCTTGTGCCCCTTTTTCTTTTGGTGTATATTGCTTTGAACTGGGATTTTCAAGCGTGCCACCAGCCGGCCCAGCGGTCATGATGCAACAATCGGCACGTTATCTTTTGCATAAGGAGCCACAACATGGCACGCGCAACCTTTGAAGGCCCGATTCTCTCGGGCGACAGTCGTTTTGGCCCCCTGCGTAACGTTGGTTACGCTGATTTGTGCCAAGAAACCAGCATTGTTTTGACTAACTCAACCAACGCTACAGCGGGTTACGCTGGTGGTTCTGGCCAGTTTGTCAACGGCAACGGCATCCCTAACACCAACGCTGTGGTGTACACCCCTTCGTCTTCTACCTACCCTCCAGTCGCAGCAACAATTACTGCTGACGCGGGTTCTGGCGGCACTGGTACTTTGTATCGCGGCGTTGTGTTTTATTTGCCGTACGGTTCCAACATCAATGATTTTCTCATTGACACCAACGTGGCCATTACTGCCACCGGTGGCACATTGGGCACCGTAACAGCCAAAATTGGTAACGCATTTAACGATACCACTTACGGCAGCATCACCACTGTGAACGCGGCTGCAGCACGCAACACTATTACCCAAACTGGTGCTCAGTTGTTGGCTTGCAACTCCACCACTGGCGATATCACCATCTCCAACCCACCCGGCACTAACCAGTACTCCGGCTTGATGTCTCAAGTTGTGGTGACCTTTACCATCCCCTACACAGGTGGTACAGGTACTACACTGCCCGTAATCACTGCTGGCACTATCACTGCCGCTCTGCGTTACACACAGTTGGATGCCAATATCGGTAACAGCACAACTTACCCATACGGTAACTTTGATTAATTAACTCCGGGGGCTTCGGCCCCCGTTTCATAAGGAGATTAATTATGACAATGCAATATGACGTAAAAGGCTCACACCTTAGCGGCTCGGGCATCATGATTTCTGGCCGTACGCGCCTGAAGAATTTGATTTATCTTGGCACTGGCACGGCTGGTAGCATTGATGTTTTTGACACAATTACTGCGCCGGTATCGGCCACGTATGCGCGTTCAGGAACTTTGGTGACCGTAACCAAGTCAGGCCACGGATTAACGTCTGGCCAAACTTTGGGAATCACTTTTGCTCCGATTACCAACGTATCCGCTACAGCGGGAAACTACGTGATTACTGTTGTTGATGCCAATACTTTTACAGTTACAGACATCAATACTGGCACGATTGCCTCCGGCACGGCTTGCGTTTATTCAACTGGTACTTGGCTTACTAGCTATAACACCGGCACTGCAGTTCAGCCATTCCAAGTAATTTTTTCTGGTGAAGGCATTTTGGCGCAAACTGGTGTGTACGTTGTTGTAAACAACATTGCCTTCCAGAGTGTCATGTATGGCTGAGACAAAGCAAGCTTCGTTGGCCAAACGCACGCTGTTTATCGGCGTGCCCGCCTACGATGGGAAGCTGAACATCAAGACTGCTTTTGCTTTGGCGCAACTTATGCCCAAGGCAATGCAGCTTGGTGTGTCTGTTATTTTGTCCGACCTGTCCAATTGCTCCATCATCACTATGGCCCGGAACGCCTTGGTGCATGAGTTTCTGAAGACAGACGCGACAGAGTTGCTTTTTATTGATTCCGATGTCATCGTTCAACCAGATGACATCTTGCGGTTAATGGCTCAGAGTGGCGACAAAGACATCACCACAGGCGCATACCCACGCCGAGCCAAAGACCAGAATTTCTTTGCTGATCTGTACTTCGACGCCAACGGCGATCTGGAGTTTGATGGGTCATTGATGCGTGTAGAGCGTGCGCCTACAGGGTTCATGCTGATTCAGCGTCACGTCATTGAGAAGATGGTGGCCGCTCACCCCGAGTGGACATACGAGAAATCCCCTACTGAAACGATGTCGGCTGTGTTCGACTTTGCCATTGTAGATGGCAAGTATGTGGGCGAGGATTATCTATTCTGTGATCGTGCTACAAGCATGGGGTTCAAGGTCCACATCGACGTGGACATCAGCCTGCCGCACGTTGGCTCGAATGAATTCACCCGCAACTTCCGCGAGGAGGTTGTTATGCCGCTGCTGGAGAACATCCACCAGTCGCGTTTGAAAGTCGTCAATGGCTAAAGCAGCACCCAAGAAAAAAAACCCATCCCTGGCAGTTGGCCGTGGTGAGAAGTTGCCTGTATCCAAAGGCGCCGGCCTGACCGCAAAGGGTCGTGCCAAGTACAACGCAGCCACGGGCAGCAACCTGAAGGCTCCGCAGCCCCAGGGCGGCCCACGCAAAGATTCATTCTGTGCACGGATGTCGGGAATGCCCGGCCCGATGAAGGATGAAAAAGGTAAGCCCACCCGTAAGGCTGCGGCTCTTGCAAGATGGAAGTGCTAAATGGACGTCAATACGATCTGGTCAGCCGGGCTGACTCTTGTAACCACGCTCATTGGAATGACGTTGCGGGAGAAGTTTGCGGAATTAAAGCGCATCGACATCTTGCTCAACAAGACACGCGAGGAGGTCGCCCGTGATTACGTTACTCAAACAGAAATTCAGCGCATTACTGACCACATTGACCAGCGCTTCAACAAGCTTGAAGCAAAGATTGACCAACTTATTCAAGCGGGGAGATGATGCCAAGCACGAGTAAGAAGCAACATAATTTCATGGAAGCGATAGCTCACTCGCCATCGTTCGCCAAGAAAGTAGGCGTTCCACAATCTGTGGGGCAAGACTTTAGCGCGGCTGACAAGGGCCGCAAATTTTCAAAAGGTGGTAAAGCTATGGCTACAGAAAAGAAAGTTGCCCCAACTCCAATGGGCAAAGTAAAGACAGCGGCTCCTAGCCGTGACGGTATTGCAGAACGCGGTCGTACCAAGGGTAAAAACCTGGGCGATAGCGGCAAAATGGTTGGCATCATGTCTGGAGCAAAAGGCATGAAGCGCGGCGGCAAGATGAAATAAGGAGTTACATCATGGCAAAAATTATGGAAGAGAAAACCACCGAGCCACGTCACTTGGTGGAAGACACTGAAGCTCGTTTTGGCGGTGATGGCTTTGAACATGAGCAGAAAAAAGTTGCTCGCATGTACAAACAGCCAGAGCACAAGATGCACCACGAACACGTCAAGGCGATGTGTGGTGGCGGCAAAATGAAATAAGGAACCATCATGGCTGAAAAACACATGAGCCGGGCTGAAAAAGAAGCCCGCGAAATGATTGCGGACATGAAAATGCGCAAGGCTGCAACTGATGCGTATAACCGTGCAGATCAGACAGAGCCTGCGCCAATGGTTCGTCCGCCTGTTCAGCCACGTCCAGCCCCTATGCCTTCTTCAGCACCAGCTCAAGCTATGCCGCAAGATCAAATGGGCAATGCTACTGGCATGAAAAAAGGCGGTAAAGTTGCTGGTGCCAAGTACATGTCTTTTACTGAGTCTGGCAAGCCTGCAGGCATGAAGCCAGTCAAGATGTCTGCTGGTGGTGCTGCCTCTAAGCGTGCTGATGGTATTGCTGAGCGCGGCAAGACTCGCGGAAAGATGTGCTGAGATGATGGCCAGTCGCGGCATGGGGGACATCGCCGCCTCCAAGATGCCCAAGGGCGTTAAAAAAGCCCGACGGGACAACACCGACTTCACTCAGTTTGCTGAGGGAGGCCAGGTTGGTTTGTATGCCAACATCAATGCAAAACGGAAAAGGATCGCCGCTGGTTCTGGTGAGCGCATGCGCAAGCCCGGTGCCAAAGGTGCTCCTACTGCCGATGCATTTGTGCAATCAGCAAAAACTGCAAAGGTGTAATCATGGCTGAAAAATGGATCCAGAAGGCAATCTCAAAGCCTGGCGCGTTGCGTAAGGAGCTGGGTGCCAAGCCTGGCAAGCCTATCCCTGCCAAAAAGCTTGCCGCAGCTGCAAAGAAGCCCGGTAAAATTGGTCAACGCGCACGTTTGGCTGAAACCCTCAAAGGCATGAAATGACCACAACCGGCAGCTCACTCTTCAACATGGACTTCACCGAGATTGCGGAGGAGGCATGGGAGCGTGCGGGCCGGGAGATGCGTTCAGGTTATGACCTGAGAACTGCCCGTCGTTCGATGAACTTAATGACCATCGAGTGGCAGAACAAGGGCATCAACATGTGGACGATGGAGCAAGGCTTCATCAACCTCACACCCGGGTTGGCGACTTATGCGTTGCCAACCAACACCATTGATCTGCTGGAGCATGTGATTCGTACAGGATCCAACACTGCTTCCACGCAAGCCGACTTGACAATCACACGCATCAGCGTTTCTACGTATGCAACGATTCCAAACAAGTTACAACAGGCAAGACCGATTCAGGTATGGGTTCAGCGGTTATCTGGCGAGGTCAATCCTACAAGCTCTAAGCTGGCATCAACCATTACAGCCACGGACACCACGATCACGCTTGACACGGTGGTTGGGTTAGCCGGTTCTGGTTTTATCCGCCTGGACGCCGAAGACATTTACTACACGTACATCACGGGCAACGTCCTTGGTGGCGTGTTCCGAGGTCAAAACAATTCCACGGCAGCATCGCACACGGCCAACACCGCGGTCTATGTGCCCCAGCTGCCCGCCGTAACAGTTTGGCCAACACCTGATAACAGTACACCCTATCAGTTTGTGTATTGGCGCCTGCGTCGAGTTCAAGATGCTGGTGCTGGTGCCGAGACAGCAGACATGAACTTCCGCTTCCTGCCTTGTTTGGTGGCCGGCCTGGCATACCACATCGCAGTCAAGACACCTGAGCTGATGCCCCGCATCCAAATGCTTAAACAGATTTACGACGAGACGTTTGAAACTGCAGCCGGTGAAGATCGTGAAAAAGCAGCCATTCGGTTTGTGCCCAGGCAGATGTTCATTGGTAACGGAGCGTACTAATGGGTAATCGCTTCGCATCCGGCAAGAAAGCGATTGCGGAGTGTGATCGTTGTGGTCAACAGTTTAAGCTCAAGCAGCTTAGAGAAGAGATTATCAAGCAGCGCAAGTACCAGTTATTGGTTTGCCCTGAGTGTTGGGATCCCGATCAGCCACAGTTGATGCTGGGCACGTTCCCGGTGGATGATCCGCAAGCGTTGCGCAATCCACGCAAGGACACAACGTATGTGACTTCCGGGGTGAACGCAGCAGGCAACTTGTCTGGCGGTTCCAGAGACATTCAGTGGGGTTGGTATCCTGTTGGTGGCAGTAAATTTTTTGATGCGTCGCTCACGCCAAACTACTTGGTTGGAACGACATTTGTTGGTACAGTAACCATATCCGTTTCCTAGGAGTTGAACATGGCAAAAAGCGACATGAAAGAAGACATGAAGGCAGACAAGAAGCAAGACGTCGCCCTCATCAAGAAAGCGTTCAAAGAGCATGATGCTCAAGAACACAAAGGCGGCAAAGGCACCACGCTGAAGCTGGCCAAAGGCGGCTCCACAAATGGCGGCAAGCGCAACATTGACATGAAGACAATGGGTCGCAACCTGGCCAAAATTGCAGCACAGAAACGAGGCTAATCATGGCAACTCAAGTCAAACCCACGACCAAGAACAGCCCACCCGTGAAGACGGGCGCTAACCGCGACAACCTGCCTGCGGACTCGTACGCTGGTCGCTACAAAGAAGCCATGCCTGCTTTGGCGGCTCGACCAAACAAAAGCAAGCTTGATACGCTGGATGTGAGCGTTGGTGCTTATAGCGTTTCCGCTGGCGACGAGCCAATCAAGACCGACGGCATCAAAATCCGTGGTACAGGTGCGGCCACTAAAGGCACAATGGCCAGAGGCCCAATGGCATGACATACACCGAACTCGTCACGTTCGTAACTGACTACTGTGAGAACACGTTTCCCACAGTGGACATGAACACGTTTATTAAGCAAGCTGAGCAGCGTATATACAACACTGTGCAGTTGGCAGAACTGCGTAAAAACGTGACGGGTACGTTGACCAACGGCAATAAATACTTGTCGTGCCCCGATGATTTCTTGTCGCCTTACTCTTTGGCGATCTACCCATCAGGCGGCGGTGAGTATTTGTACTTGCTGAATAAGGATGTGAACTTCATGCGTGAGGCATATCCCAATCCGAACACGACCGGCAAGCCCAAGCATTACGCCATCTTTGGCCCACAAGTTACCGGTACTACGATTGGTACGTCTTTGTCGTTTATTGTTGGCCCAACGCCTGATGCGCAATACGGTGCTGAGTTGCATTACTACTACTATCCAGAGTCCATCGTCACCGCAGGCACCACTTGGCTGGGCCAAAACTTTGACTCTGCATTGTTGTATGGAACCATGTGCGAAGCGATCACCTACATGAAAGGTGAAGCCGATATGGTCAAGTTGTACAACGACCGATACGTTCAAGCGATTGCTCTGCTCAAGAACTTGGGCGATGGCAAACAACGCGCTGACGCATACCGCGACGGGCAAGTTAGGGTTCAGGTCTCATGAGTTCTATTGTCCAAACCCAAACCACCAGCTTCAAAAAAGAGCTGTATCAGGGCATTCACGACTTGTCTACCGACACGATCAAGATTGCCCTGTATACCGCTGCCGCAGACTTGAACGCAGCCACTACAGTCTATTCAAGCACCAACGAAGTTGTAGCGTCTGGCTATACAGCCGGTGGCCAAGTGATGACCGGCGTGCAGATCAGCAGCGATGGCTACACCGCATACGTCAACTGGAACAACGTCAGTTGGTCTGGCGCAATTACCGCTCGTTGTGCTTTGATGTACAACGCGAGCAAGAGCAATAAATCTGTGGCCGTGCTGGACTTTGGTGCAGACAAATCATCGAGCACCACGTTCCTCATTACCATGCCAGCCAACACATCAACGTCTGCGCTTATCAGGAGTTCAAATTGATCGTTACCACCACCTACGGCGACATGGATGACTCGTTGCTTGAACGCAAGGATGGCACGTTTGAGGACGACAACGAACTGACCACTTGGGTAGAATACTGGAAAGATGGTGAGCTTGTTCAT